TGTGTATTCTACTCGGGAACAAGGCATTTCTCTCCCGAATGTCATATTGTCTATTCAGGGTGATGACATTTGGTTGAGCACAGATTTGCCTTTTGATCCTGTCAGAGCTAAAGAATACGCTCGGTCCATTGGTGTGACTTTGAAAGGCACAGACCGAATGGTTGATTTGTATTCTGTTGAGTTCTTGTCTCGGACTCCTCTTGTGGTTCGTGATACTTTTGTCTCCATTTGTTCGTCTGATAGAGCATCGAAACTCAAACATACGGCGTTTGTTTACTCTAAAAAGAGAAATTTTACCGTTGTTAATGAGAAATTTCAATCTCTGTTGTTTTCAGAGTGCTTTAATGATGACTTATGGAATTATCTCATTCAAGCTTATGCTGAGTACCCGCTACAAGAGCGTGTGCAATTTAATCGTCGATCGTATTGTTGGCAAAGGTTGGGTTTTCAGGGTCATGTTAAATTCACGCCCTTTAAACAAAATCAATCACAGTGCATAACGATGACGAAAACAGCATCTCAAAAAGCTAGAATGAAGAGTAATAAGAAGAAGTTGTTGGTTAGTAAGAAGTCGGTTCAAATGAAGAAGGTGCCGTTGTTGGCGCCCAATCCCTTGACTGGATCCAATGAACCCAAATACATTCAAAAATACAACAAGGCTAGGAGTGTTACGGATAAAACCGTTGCTCAAGCTAAGTTGTATGTTATGGGTTTGAAGGAGCCTAGGGTTGCGTTTGAGACTGGCTTTCTCCCAGCACCTCCTGACATGATGAATAAGGGTTTGTACCGGTTTGCGACAGTTTCGCAGGGCGATTTGCCCACGGTTTTGAACGGGTCTAATAATCAAGTTTACCTTCAAATCAACCCATTTGGGAACACTCATATTGCTGTTGCGGCCACCTATGCCGCCGGCATTCCAGCAACTTACAATATAACGAACGCCCAAAATTACTCGTCTTGGGCAACTTCGTTTAATCAGATTCGTTGTGTGGCTATCGAACTTGAGCTTTTTAACACTAGTCCGGTTTCATTGGAGACTGGTACGATTGTGTTGATGAATTCTCCTCGTGATGAATCAGCTTATGTTCGATCAATTATGGCTTCTTCGGCTCAGGCAAATGTTCAGCCCTTTAATGATCTCAAGGTGAAAAGAATCACTTGGGCTCCTATTAGGGATGACACTACTGGTGATTTTGAGCTGAAGCCTGTTGCGTCGCCTCCTTCGACTTATGATAATGCCACTTGTATGGTCGCTTGGGCTGATTTTGGTAATTTTGAGCAAACCCTCCATTATCGTGTCACAGCTTTTTGGGAGGCAGAGGTTTTTCAAGACTTTAACAACCAGATGCGCCCGCTTGTCCAATCTCCTTCTCCTGAGGTTGTCAATTCACTCCTTTACAAGCTCAATACAGCGGACCCTGTTTATGGGGACGCTCATGTTGAGGCTCGTGATTTGGCTTATGAGACGAAGGCAATGTCTTCGATTAGGCCAAGGGGTGGTAAGGGCAAGCTTCGTAGGATTTTGGACATAGTGGGTGAAACCAATTTAGCAGATCTTGTGTCTGCTGCAGCTGGTTATTTTGGTTTAGGGTCTGGTGTTTCCTTT